TTTTATTAATTGGTGGATGATCGAAGATAATACTCCAGAAGTAATTACAGGTTGGAATATTGAACTGTATGATATTCCATATCTATCCAGAAGACTTGATAGAGTTCTTGGTGAGAAGTTAATGAAAAGACTTTCACCTTGGGGTCTTGTGACTGAAGATGAGATTTATATTGCAGGTCGTAGAAATATTGCATATGATATTGGCGGTGTAACTCAACTTGATTATCTCAATCTCTATAAGAAGTTTACTTACAAGGCACAAGAATCATATCGTTTGGATTATATTGCAAGTGTTGAACTCAATCAAAAGAAATTGGATCACAGTGAGTTTGATACATTTAAGGATTTCTACACAAAAGGTTGGCAAAAGTTTGTTGAATATAATATCATTGACGTGGAACTTGTTGACCGTTTGGAAGACAAGATGAAGTTGATCGAACTCGCACTGACGATGGCATACGATGCAAAGGTCAACTATGAAGATGTGTTCTATCAAGTAAGAATGTGGGACACAATTATCTACAATTATTTGAAGAGAAGGAACATTGTTATTCCTCCAAAAAATCGCTCAGATAAATCAGACAAGTACGCAGGTGCATATGTTAAGGAACCGATACCTGGAAAGTATGACTGGGTGGTGTCTTTTGACCTCAATAGTCTGTATCCTCATCTTATTATGCAATATAATATTTCCCCAGAAACCCTCGTTGAACACAGGCATCCATCCGCTACAGTTAATAAAATCCTCTCACAGAAAGTAGAAGTTCCAAAAGAGTATGCGTTGTGTGCTAATGGTGCAATGTATCGTAAGGATATACATGGATTTTTACCAGAGATGATGAAGAAAATATACGATGAACGTGTGCAATCTAAGAAACTTATGATTCTGGCAAAGCAAGAGTATCAGAAGAAACCAACTAAAGAACTAGAGAAGAGTATCAGTAAGTATAACAACATACAGATGGCACGTAAGATTCAATTGAACAGTGCTTATGGTGCTATTGGCAATCAGTATTTTAGATACTATAATATTATTAATGCTGAAGCAATTACTCTATCGGGTCAGGTATCTATCCGATGGATAGAGCACAAAATGAATGCCTACCTAAACAAAATTTTAAAAACGGAGAAACAAGATTATGTTATTGCTAGTGACACTGATAGTATCTACCTCAATCTGGGTCCTTTGGTTGAGACTGTATACAAGGGGAGAGAGACAAATGATTCGAGCATCGTCTCTTTCCTTAATAAGGTGTGTGAAATGGAACTTGAAAAATATATTACTAGTTCTTATGAAGCGTTGGCCACATATGTAAATGCATACGAACAGAAGATGGTAATGAAACGTGAGAACATTGCTTCTTCTGGAATCTGGACTGCAAAGAAAAGATACATGCTCAACGTATGGGATAGTGAAGGTGTAAGATACGATGAACCCAAACTAAAGATGATGGGTATCGAAGCGGTCAAGTCATCAACTCCTGCACCATGTAGAACTGCTATTAAAGATGCAATAAACATCATGATGAATGGAACGGAAAAAGATCTATTAGATTTTGTAAGCACTTTTAGAAATGAATTTGACACTCTACCGCCAGAAGATATTGCATTTCCAAGATCAGTTAATGGACTAACCAAATACAAAGCATCATCAACTGTATATTCAAAGGGAACTCCCTTACATGTTCGTGGAACTTTGCTTTATAATTTTTACATCTCAAAAAACAAACTTGAATACAAATATCCACTCGCTCAAGAAGGCGAGAAGATAAAATATCTACACCTCAGACGCCCTAATAAAATTAACGAAAACGTTATATCTTTCCTCAATACATTTCCCAGAGAAATTGGACTTGAAGGACAGATAGATCGTGATACCCAATTTGAAAAATCTTTCCTACTACCTTTACAAATCATCACTTCTGTGATAGGATGGGAAACAGAGAGAAAAGCTAATCTAGATTTCTTATTTGCATGACATCATCATTTTTAAAAAACATTGTCAAAGAGATTGACAATGACTACGCAGGACTATTATCAGAAGGTGGCGTAGGTGACATTGAATCTTACATTGATACAGGATCATATATCTTTAACGCATTAGTTAGTGGATCAATATACAAAGGTATTGCTAGTAATAAAATTACTGCACTAGCAGGAGAAAGTGGTACTGGTAAAACATTCTTTTGTCTAGGTGTAGTTCAAAGTTATCTGCGTGACAACCCTGATGCGGGTGTTGTTTATTTTGAAAGTGAAGCAGCAGTCACTAAACAAATGATTGATGAACGTGGTATAGATGGCACACGTATGATACTTGTTCCTGTCACTACAGTTCAAGAATTTAGAACTAATGCTATACAAATTCTAGATAAATATCTAGAACAGAAGACAGAAGATCGCAAACCTATGATGTTTGTGTTAGACTCTTTAGGTATGCTTTCTACATCTAAAGAACTAGCAGACAGTGCCGAGGGTAAAGACACTCGTGACATGACTAGAGCACAAGTTGTAAAAGCAATTTTTAGAATTCTTACATTAAAACTAGGTAAAGCGAATGTCCCACTACTTGTCACAAATCACACCTACGATGTTGTCGGTGCTTACATCCCAACCAAAGAAATGGGTGGCGGTAGTGGTCTTAAGTATGCTGCTAGTACGATCATTTACCTCTCAAAGAAAAAAGAGAAAGACGGTAAAGATGTCATCGGAAATATTATCAAAGCTAAGGCAGCAAAGTCTCGTTTAACAAAGGAGAATGCAAGTGTTGATACACGATTATATTTTGATGCAAGAGGACTTGACAAGTATTACGGACTACTGGAGTTGGGTGAGAAATATGGAGTTTTTGAACGTAAAGGGAACCGTATTGTTGTTGGCAATTCTAGCGTCTATCCTTCTGCTATTCTCAAAGATCCTGACAAATACTTCACAACAGAAATAATGGAAAAACTTGACTGGGCAGCGGGTCAAGAGTTTAGGTATGGATCATGAGAGATGATTTATTCCCATGTCCTATTCGCAAATATCATTTAAGTGATTTGTTAATAGATAGATGGGCAAACGAACAATACGAAGAAGAAAAATTTAATATTACAGCACCGTTTAGATTACATATTACAGACATCCCTGCAAATTTATCAGCAAGTTATACTGATATAACAGAGAAATTCCTAGAAGATTTAAAAATACAAGATGATACTATTGCATTAATTACAGATATAATGTTGACAGTATTGGAGAAGGGTGATAGTTTAGATAGATGTAATACTCTACCTAGTCATTACACTGCTACACATTACATAAGTAAAGAACCTGAGCAATCAGATATATTTCATCATCCTGCAAAATCTTTAATAGATCCATTCAATCCTAATCTAGATGAATGGGTAAGTGGTGCAGGGTTGTATGTTAATCAAGGTGACGTTATAATACATCCATCTTTTTTAGAATATAGCACACCTAAAGTTGATAAAAAAAGAATAGCAATAACTCTTTTAATTAGATTGCAACCTAAGAATTAATTATGAAAACAGTTTATTGGTCTTTCTCTCTTGGAGACACACTTGAGCAAACATTACCTACAGATTACACAGATCCTCCAGAGAAATTTGGAAAAGATTATGATAAAGGATATCAACATGCAATGTGTCCTGCATGGAAAGAGTATGGTAAAAATACATGGTTGGTAAAATCACCTTTTGATATTAAGTTTACTGTAGAAAGTCAAACAAAAATTATACATTCTCCATTGACACCAGAAGCAAAGTATTCTTTAATAGATCAACCACCAGATTGGTTTGATAACGAGTATCCTGAGATACAATTTAAGTATTTGTTATCTTTATGGACAAAAGATAAAGATGTATGGGTAGAGCAAGTTCCACATCCTCTTCTTTCTAGATATGGTCTTGAACTGGTACCTGCAACGTTCCCTATTTCTGTATGGTTTAGACCATTATCTGTAGGAGTAAAGGTATTGGATGTAAATGAACAAATTTTTATACCTAAAGGATTACCTTTGTATTATTTTAGATTATATTCTCAAAGATCTAGATCTAATTTTAAGATAGAATATGCACCACCTACAAAGGAGAAAGTTAGTGGTGCTCTTGCAAACATGAGATTAAAAATATTTTCTAAGTTTGACTCATGGGGATTGATAGAAAATAGAGTAAAAGAAGAAAGTAAATGTCCATTCAAGTTTATGTGGAATAAATGAACGAAGTAGAACAGTTAGTTATAAAGAATCTATTACTTGATGAAGAGTATGTGCGTAAAGCAATGCCTTTTATTAAGACAGAGTATTTTGCAGACACCACAGGTAAGAAATTATTTGATATTTTATCTAAATACTTTATAGATTATAGTGCTATTCCTACAAAAGAAGCACTAGAAATAGAAGTTGGTCAGTTAAAAGATATTTCTGACGACCAACATCAAGAGATTGTAAAAGCTATTAATAATATTGATACAGAGAAATCTGAGTTTGAATGGATATTAGATACAACTGAAAAGTGGTGTAAAGAAAGAGCATTATATCTTGCATTAATGTCATCTATTAAGATTGCAGAGGGCAATGATGAGCAAAGAGCAGCGGGTGCTATACCAAGTATATTATCTGAAGCATTAGCAGTTACATTCGATAACCATATAGGTCACGATTACCTTGAAGATTACGAAGAACGATACGACTTCTATCATCAGAAAGAAGAGAAGATTCCATTTGATCTGGAATTCTTTAACAAGATTACAAAAGGCGGTCTTCCTAACAAGACTCTCAATGTTGCTCTTGCAGGGACTGGTGTGGGTAAGTCTTTGTTCATGTGTCATTGTGCTAGTTCTGTTCTACTCCAAGGTAAGAACGTTTTGTATATTACTCTTGAGATGGCAGAAGAAAAGATTGCCGAAAGGATAGACTCTAACCTTCTGAACTGTGATATACAAAACATTACTGAGTTACCTAAGATGATGTTTGAAAATAAGGTAACTAATATTGCTAAGAAAACACAAGGTAAACTGGTAATCAAAGAATATCCTACAGCATCAGCACATGTAGGTCATTTCAGAGCATTACTAAATGATCTGGCATTGAAAAAATCATTCAAACCTGATATAATATACATAGACTATCTAAATATTTGTGCATCATCCCGATATTCTAAACTAGGCAATGTTAATTCGTATTCCTATATTAAAGCGATTGCGGAAGAGCTCCGTGGGCTTGCGGTTGAGGCTTGCGTACCTATCGTCTCCGCTACTCAGACGACTCGTTCTGGCTATGGTAGTAGTGACGTCGATCTTACTGATACAAGCGAATCCTTTGGTCTTCCTGCAACTGCTGATCTTATGTTCGCTCTTATATCTACTGAAGAGTTGGAAGAGATCAATCAAATAATGGTTAAGCAACTTAAGAATAGATACAATGATCCTACTATCAACAAGAGGTTCGTTGTAGGGATTGATCGTGCAAAGATGAGACTATATGATGTAGAACAATCAGCACAACAAGGTATTACTGATGCTAATCAAGACGTAGTACCAAAAGATAATTTATCTGAGAAATTTGCACAATTAAAAATATGAGTGACATTCATTTTAAGAAACACAGAGTGTTTCGTGAGACAGAAGATGTTATCTTCTATGATATATCAGTTGATGAATCAAATGCAGCAGATTTAGTGGTGCATACTGGTGCTGCTATATCACCACCTGATGATGGAGTGGGAGCAAAACAATTTTATATACATGAGTTTCAAGACGATTACAACAGAGTAGTTCAAGGTGAAAGAACCTTTGAATTAGTCAATAATACATGGAAATACCCATATCATATAGTAAGGTTAGACGTACACAGTGGTGCACTTATAATTCCTGCAAAAACTTGGCATAGATCTGTGTCTGGAGAAGAGGGATCTATAGTAATCAATCAAGCAAAACGATATGATGGATTCAATGCAGCAGAGGAATTCAAACCTGTATCTTGTGCAGAAAATAGTTTGCTATATAAAATACTACTACACGAAAAACCTGTAATTCATCGTCTTGGAGAGTGAAAATGACTGTAGATTTTAAACGATACGAGAAGTTTGTCGATGCTGTCACATCCGATAGTTCTAAAGATTTTGTCTATCTTGCTGATCGTCTGGTTGAACTTGACAGAAAGGGTGCCAATATTGAACGTCTTACCACTTCTGGTGTTGGCCTTGCTGCTGAGTCTGGAGAGTTCTTGGAGATCGTTAAAAAGATGGTCTTCCAAGGTAAGCCTTGGAACGACGCTAATAGAGAACATCTTATTATTGAGTTGGGTGACGTTATGTGGTACGTAGCACAGGCATGTATGGCATTAGATATTAGTTTTGAGGAAGTTCTAGAGAGAAACGTGCAGAAATTAGAGAAAAGATATCCTGGCGGTAGTTTTGATATCTATGACTCCGAGAACCGTGCAGCAGACGACCTCTAATTATCACCAAGCATTTCCTCTCATCATATATGAGAAGAAAATATCAGGATTTCTGTCTCAACTTTATACAAGTTTTGAGGACGGAAAATTTGACAATTCTACAGGTAAGATAACAGGTGAATTGAATGGAAAAGTGTTGATACATCAGGACACTAGACTGAAACCATTCTTTAAAGAGATAAAAAAGTCAGTAATAGAATATCTTGATCACTTCAAGATAGATAAAAAGACGTTTCAAATAAACTTTACAAAAACTTGGTTTACTATATGTGATCCTAAGCAAACTTTTCCAATGCACTACCATTCCTGTGCACATATATCTTATGTTTACTACATACAAACACCTGGCGATCCTATAGTATTTCATAAAAGAAACCCTAACGAACTATTTGGCGATGTCTTTAAATTCTCAACAGAAAACAGATACTGCAATACAGATGCGTATGCTATCAATCCTCAAGCAGAGCATCTCATTATGTTTCCTGGTTCTCTTGAACATTATACTACTTCTGAACCTAGAAAACATAGACGAATTAGTCTTGCGGGCGATATTATTTTGACATTAAAACATAGAACTGATACTGAATCTGGTTTACTCTCTCCACAATTCTGGAAACAATTCTAAATAGTACTATGGCATTTTCACTTATAGAAAAAACTGATCTACTAAAGAAGGTAAGACTACCCTCTGAGAAGGCAGAGTTACAATCTGCTCTAGATTCTGGTGGAGACAAAGCAAAATGGTTCTATGATGAGAAGAAATTTTCATGGCCACAGGGTCAGCAAATAGTATTGAAAGCAAGTGCAAGTGTAATAAAAGATTTAAAGTCGGCATATAGTTCAAAACCAAAAAAGTCATCAAATACTAGTGCAACTTATAATATTGGTAGACAGACAGTAAAATTTGAAGCAACTGGAAAAACTGGTGACGATGTAAGTGCTGCAACTATGACTAGAATGCAGGAACTTGGGTCTGCGTATATATTTAAAAGAGCAATAGAGGACAATCAAGAGTATAAAAAACCACAAGACATCATGGATGATAAAGATGCCATGAAAGAATTAAAAAGAATATGGAAAAGTATAGGTAAACTTGATGAGGTTGATGAACAATGGATAGAAAGTTTTTATGCACAACAGGATGCGTTGTTAAAGAAAATAGGTAGACCAAAATTTACTAAGTTTAATCGTGAAGGTGGTTTCATGGAGTATGTTACAGACGTAGTAAAGAAATTTGGCATATCAAGTAAGGACAATTGGGATCCTGCTGATGTGTGGTTGATAGAAGATGAAGATCAAGCAAGAACTTTGATAGACAAAGTATTGAATAGGGGTAAAGGTAAGACAACCATGTCACGGTTGTCTGAATTTAATGCTATAATGAGAATACTGTTCAATACTAAAAAAGTGTTTGGTATTTCTCTTAAAAAAGTAGCGAAAGGAGAGTCAGCACGTATAGAATTTCTCAATCACTCACAAAAATTTCTTAAATCATTAGATAGTATTCATATGTCATACTCATATTCTAAGTGTGGTATGGGAACAAAGAAAGATAAGGGTGGAAATACAGTTATATCGTCACAAGACACTAGATTTGTGGTTGTTAGTGAATCTGGTGCAAAATACGACTTCCAAATAAAAGCAAATGATTCTACAAAATTCTCTGGACTAAAGTATGAACCTACTGCAAGTGGTGCATCTGCTGCTAGATTAGGAAAAGCAACAATTGAATTAGTAATAGATCAAATGGAAGGATATAATTTATCATTCAACAAAAGTAAAGAAGCATATGCAAAAACTCCAGACGATTTTCTAGCACAAGAAAGTGAAATTAAAGGAATGATAAAAAATTTAAAAAATGCAGGGGTGGATCTTGGTGTAAAAGATGAGCAGGAAGCATATGACAATCTTTTGTTTTCTATGAACACTCAACCATACGTTGCAAATTCTAAATTACAGCAGATAACATGGTTAGATCAAGTATTATCTCTAAGTAAACAAGAGAGAGATGAGTTTGCAACTGATATGATATTCATAGCAAAGAAAGAAGGTAGCAGATACGGTCCTTTCGCAAAGATATTCTAATGTCCAAGAATACTCACCTAGAACATCTAGAAGATAGCATCTTGTTAGACGGAGAACAAGGTGCAACTGATGCTTTCATGTTCTTAGATGAGTTAGCAAGAGTATTTACAGGTGTGCAAAAAAATAATTTTAAAATTACTACAAAATGGGACGGTGCACCCGCTGTTTTTTGTGGTATATATCCTGGCACTAAGAAGTTCTTTGTAGGTACAAAATCAGTCTTCAATGTCAATGCAAAAATTAATTTTACAGAGGAGGATGTGGATCATAATCATGGTAGTTCACCAGGTCTTGCTGTCAAACTTAAGGATTGTTTAAAATATCTACCAGAGTTGGGGATAGAAGGTATAGCACAGGGTGATTTGTTATTTACTGATGATAAACAGAGTAAAAAAATTAATGGAACTGACTGTATTATATTTCAACCTAATACAATAACATATTGTATACCAAAAGAAGACGAGTTATACAATAAAGCATCTAAAGCAAAACTAGGAGTTGTATTTCACACTTCTTATCATGGTAATGACATCGGAAGTATGAATGCTAAGTTTGGATATGATGTATCTAAATTAAATGATAGCAGTAATGTGTTAGTTTTGAGTGCGGAGACAGGTCAATTGGGAAAGGATGTTCTATTGACAGAAAAAGAAAAGGGTAGTCTACAAAAATTAAAATCTACCAGTAAAACATCATTAGGTAATGCATCATCATTTCTAGATGAGGTTGCAGAACAGATTAAATCAAAAGATCAGTTAGTTATAGGAACTAGACTAAAGATATTTTTTAATAAGTACGTGCGTGAGGGTAAAAAACTACCTTCTGATAAGGTATTTGTCAAAGAGTTTCAAGATTACTTTGAAACAGAAGTAAAAAAAGCAGCAGATAAAGTTAAGACACCAAAAGCAAAAGCAGCAAAATTAAATAAATTATATGATGGTCTTGACATGATTAAAGAGCAAGATAAAGCACTAAAAAGCACAGTAAATCTTTACTCTGCCATACAAAATGCAAAAGAAATGTTTATACGTAAGTTAGAGACAGGTGAAAGGTTTGGAACTTATCTAAGAACAGAGAATGGATACAAAATAACTGCACCAGAGGGTTATGTTGCTATACAAGATGGTGGTAATGCAGTCAAATTAGTTGATCGTTTATCATTCAGTGTAGCAAACTTCAATGTAGAAAAGAACTGGGTCAATGGAGATAAACCACAATGAAGACATGTTATTTTACATTTGGTAGATTCAATCCACCAACCATAGGTCATGAAAAACTTCTCAGAACAGTGGAGAAAGAAGCAGGATCTAATGACTACTTGATATACCCATCACAGACATTAGATAAAAAAAGCAATCCCTTACCCTATGAATATAAAGTAGACATACTACAAAAGATGTTTCCGTGGTCAAACATAGAGACTGCAGCGTGTTGCAATACAATTATAAAAGTAGCACAGGATATGATGATGAAAGATTATAGTGACATAGTGATGGTGGTTGGTTCTGATAGAGTGGGACAATTTGACAAGTTGTTAAACAAACAAAATACTATAGATTATACCTTCAATAGTATAAAAATTGTATCTGCAGGAGAAAGAGATCCAGACGCGGAAGGTGCTAGTGGGATGTCCGCATCTAAAATGAGAGAGGCAGCAAAAAATCAAAAAACTACGGAGTTTTTACAAGGAATACCTGATACATTGAGCATAAAAGAGAAGTTAGATCTCATGGCAAAGGTTAGAGAAGGCATGGGTTTATAAATAAACTTGATATGTATAACTATATTCATGAAAAGTCTTGCAGACTTCACCAAGAAATCCAAAGTTGCGGAAGCAAACATCACCAGAGACAAGTTCTATAAGAACGAAGTATATAAAAAAGGTGAATGGGTTCTTACTGAGCAAGGACAAGTCGGTAAAATACACCGCAGAGGTCCTAACTACGTATTATGTCTTACAGCAGAGAACACAAAGTTTCGCAGTTGGATCACAGACATAAAGGAAGTTTTTGAGATTGGAACTGATGCATATCGAGAGTATGTAATGTCTATTACACCTGGTCAAAAGGTTCAAAAACCTAAGAACACCGTCAAGGTGCCAGAGGTTATACCAAGCAAACACCCTACAAATAAGATGGATAAACACGAGTCTAAAAGTCTAGCACAAGTAGCTGCTGAGACTATGCTAAACCCAAAGTTCAAGTCTATGAAAGAGACTTGGAGATACGATTACTCTGCTAAGATGGGCAACACAGACATTAAAGGTCTGGGTGCTAAAGGAGTAGGTGGCGGTGACGCACCTGGCATGAAACTTGCGGAACCCGCAGGACAGGAAGGCAAACCAACCATCAAAAAGGTACAACATTCATGTGCTACAAAGGTAGAGCATACAGAATGGGGTAAGGGCAACTGCTTAAAAGAGCAACATACACTCGATGAAGAAGGTAACATCACACATTACGATGTTATGTTTGAGCATGGACTAGAGCAGAACGTTCCAGTTCCTACACTAAACATACTTGTAAGTGAGATGCACGAGCATGTAATTAATGACGAGAAGAACGAGATACGCAGAAAAATTTAGATCCAGTCAATCCTGTTGCTGTTAAGAAGAAGTTTAAGGACAGAAAAGATAAGGATATTGATAATGATGGTGACACAGATAGCAGTGACAAGTATCTTCATAAGAAGAGAAAGGCAATCTCTAAAGCAATGGCAAAAGAGCATCATGAAAAAGATGCTGATGGTAAAGTTATTGAGCATGAAATAGATGAAACTACACCTAGTTCAGTAGAAGAAGGTAAGAAAGGACTCTATGCTAATATTCATGCTAAGAGAGCAAGAGGTGAAGCACCCGCAAAACCTGGCGACAAAGACTATCCTGCTAAGGATGCTTTCAAGAAGGCAGCAAAGACTGCTAAGAAAGAAGAGGTAGAGGTAGAGACTGAGAGCATGGCACAAGCACGTAAGAATGTTGGTGCATCTACATGTTGGAAGGGTTACAAAGCAAAGGGAACTAAGATGAAAGGTGGGAAGAAAGTTCCTAACTGTGTTAAGGAGTTCTCTGAGTGGAGAAAGATTGCTGAAAAAAAGTAGCAAGCAGTTCTGTTGAGATCATGCCAGAACTGGATGATCCAGACGGGATGAAGAGAGCAGGAGAGAAGAAAATGCCGAAGGTTCCGAAACAAAAGGTTAAGGAAGATTGCAATAAAAGCAAAGGTGGTGTAGACTGTCCCATACACGGAACTAAAGAGTGCCCATGACATATAAAGCATCTGATAAGTTCACTCCATATGACTGGTGGTTCGATAAAAACGTACCAAAAGCACAGTATGGGAGTCTACAGTGTTGGTTGTATAAAGAGAAGCAAGAATATATTAATGCCTACGATATGTTGTTAGGCAGTTGTTATTATCAAATTAAATGGGGATGCGGAAGTGAGGAAAATCTGGCAAGAGGACGCAATCAGTAGTCTGTCTTCTTACAAGAATTTAAAAGAACAGTATAAAGAAATAATACCAGAGATAGTAAAGTTTGTAGAGGTTAATCAACCTATACTATCAGAGTGGGTATTAGATCAGTGGGTAGAAGATAGAAATCTAGGTAGAGTACAACTATGGGAGGGTGATTGGAAAGTAATTCCTATGCCACTTAACGTAGTAGGAACTACAGCAACAGAAGAGGATTTTGAACTCAGCGAAATGGTATCATTCGTTGAGTTGTTTAATACTACGGTAGAAAAAGTACAGGAAATTCTACCAAAACTTACTGATAGTATGCGAGAGTTATGTCCTACATTCTATAATGCTATAAAAGAAGATGTAGATTGTGAGTTACTTAAGTCATGTACCATAAGTAAGTTGTCACCTGGCACAAAGATCAATCCACATAACGGTGACATAGATTCATTACGTCTACACTTTCCTATAGTTACAGATGCGTGTGCATGGTTGAGTGTAAGAGGTAGGAAAAGAACATGGGTAGTAGGAGAACCATTTGCCTTTCATGATAACGATAAACACTGGGCACAACACCATGGTTTGAAAGATAGAATTGTAGTCATATTAGATTACTCATTGTCACAATTAGAGTGGGCTAAGGGTATTACTATAGAGAAATGGGAAGAAGAACATGCTATATAATATAGTATATACGTCTTAATCATGACTAAATTTTTACTCCCTATTGCTATCAACATCATTGATAAAGCGGTAGATAAGATCCCAGAGGATCTAGAAGGCAAGATCAAGGAGTTTGTAATTGGACTTCTTAAAAAAGCAGCTGCTAAATCAGGCAACAAAGTAGATGACCAACTAGTTGCAGCACTTGAGAAAGCACTACTTGAATAAATATAACATAGACAACTTTTAATAATCGGAGATTGCCATGTCGCTTTATGGTAAGGACGACAGTAATGCCAATAAGACCAAAGCGGGTATTGGTGTTTCTGGAAGTTCACAAACAAAAACAATAGTGTTCATTGATGACACTGAAGCACAATTAGCAGAAAACAAAGCTAGAGGTGTTGGATCACCTGGCTGGTATTCGTTCTTCACCTATACAGATATGCATGGGCATACTCGTTATAAGTCAGAACAGTTAGTTTCTATCACAGATCCAGAAGCAAACGCATCAGAGACACAATCTGATGATACAATCGGAGCAGATATTACATCTACAATCACACCAGGTACAGTTGCTAACGTAACAACATTCGCTCCTGCGGGTGCTGTTGCTACATTTAGTGACAATGGTGCTGCTGATGGATCTAGAACTGCTGGTACATATACAGTTACTAACGCTGCAGGTTCATCATCTGGTACAGGTGCTGACTTCACAGTCGTAGTTGCTGCTAACGGTGACCCAACTATCACTCTTGTATCTGGTGGTACAGGATACGCTGATAGTGAGACAATAACAATCGCTGACGCATCACTTGGTGGTGGTGGCGGTGCTGCTGTTGTCGTTACTGTAACTGCTGCTGCAACAGCTGCTGCTACATTCACATTGAGTGGAGCATCATCTACTGGTTCAGGTGCATCTCTTACATACCAATGGCAGAGAGCAGAATCTGGTTCAACCAACTACAAGGACTTATCTGGTAAGACTTCAGCAAACACTGGATCCCTTACAGGACTTACAGTTGCTGATGACAACGGTGCTAAGTATAGATGTGTAGTCAACAACAGCATTGGTGGTGTTACAAAGATCAGTACTGCAGGTACGCTAACTGTTACAGACAGAGCATAATGACGCATGAGATTTGATGAATTGAATGAGGACAACTATGTCCTCTTTGCTATTAAACATTATGATAATCCACAAGCGGCTACAAAGGAAGATTTCTTTGAGGACATGAGACGTTTTAAATATATTAAACGTCTCCTCAAGAAATACCACAAAGGAACCGAGGTCAAACTCAATCTTCTTTTGAATCATATCATAATCATATACAATGTCTTTGGTGACGCTGCACCATTACTTCTCTTCTATAAAATGGAGAGGGATTACTGGTCAGATATAAAGGCAATCATGGTATTCTTAAACAAATACCCTGAACTAGAAACAAGCAGTCTGAAAGAGATTGCAGTTAATGAGTGTATCTTAGAGGAGCTTAAACAGATATGATGGGGTCAGGTGGCATCACTAATGTTGGACCTATCAATACACCTACCACTGGTCAAGGTGCTATTGCTGGTTTCGATCCGATCATGAAACTCCATAGGAGAGCAGTGAAGAAAAGGAAGAAGATGGAGTCTGCTGGTAAACAGTGGGAACATCGAAAAAAGGATCCGACCTACATAGATGGTAGGAGTAAACAAGCTCGTAAACTTATTAAACGTTTATCTAAAAAGAAGAAAATGGCTGAAGCAGTTATTCACGAAGAAGAAGAAAGAAAAAGTGGTGGTGAAAACACCTCTCAGGCTTACAAATTTATTTCGCAGAAACGTAAGGTTCAAAAGAAACAAGAACGTGAGAAGCGTGCTGCTAATAGAAAGCAAGAGATCCAAATGATCTCTCGTGCAAAGTCATCTGACTATCAGAAGAAAGCAAAGGATAGACAGAAGAAGTTATCTTCATCTCTAAAGAAAGAAGAGTTTGGCGATGGTCTAGTGTACTTAGAATCATTATGCGAGCAGATTGAGAGCGAGAACACTAACCCAACACATTATTTCTTCTATGATGAAACAGAATTAGAGTTGACACAGGAACAAGCAGCTGTTATAATTGATAAGTTCAATCAATTATCAGAAGAGCACAAGGATGTGTTTGTTAATATGATAGTAGAGAGCAAAGGTATTTTAGAAACGTTCCTGACTATGTGATGCTTGGATATATTAATGTATTAAGTGAAGACCAATCTCAAGAAACAATAAAATTAGTTGAAAAACTAGAAAAAGTATGGATCCGTAGGGCACCAGTTCCTATGGATTTTTTTACTGTCGGTGCATGTACATACATGGAGGGTTGTGAATCAATAGAAAAGTATCATAAGCATAGGAAAGTAATGAACCCTGTGTTAAGAAAGCATTTTACATGGTTGTATGATATATTATTAGAGAAATTATCTGCTGAGTTTGGTACTTGTGAGATCGTAGATGAACTAGGTCATCCTGGTTTTCATATCTTCGGACATAAACCAAATCAGGTATCAGATCCCAAGTGTGCTAAAAGGTTTGAGAAACCATTGGCATCTCTTCATGTAGACATACAGTACAGAGAACACATGAGTTACTGGAAAACATATGATGAGGTTGACTTAGAAGATCAACTATCATTTACTTTACCTATAGAGTTACCTACACATGGTGGTGGACTATGGTTATGGAACTGGTTGAAGTTAGATGAAGAAGAGATTTCTAAATTTAACTTTCAAGGTGATGAGAATAAGGATCAATATATTAAGAAACACATGCAAGATATGGATCCCAGAGAAAGTAAGGAGTTCTGGGATAATGGATCTCTACCTTTAGAATACAATCCCATATACGATACGAAACCTATGGTAGTACCTTACACAGTAGGTAAACTATTCTATCATGTTGGACATATCTTACATCAAATTATTCCTGGTTATAAATTGCAACCAGGTGACAGACGAATTACTTTACAAGGGCATGGTATAAAGTGTGATGGCATATGGAAAATATACTTTTAGATTTTAATAGAATACCAATACTAACAACAGAAGAATGTGAAAGTGTTTTTATAGAACTCTTGAACATGAGAAAACTTTGGTTGCAAAGACACAACTGGCATCCTGCATTTGAGATAGCAGGTCCTGATAGTGGTATTGAAAAGTATATGCATTACTATACTGTAGGTGCTGCTCTGTATATGGATTCGCGAGATAGTGGTTGGAAGTTCTATGACAAACTACAGAAGATGTACAACCGTGTCTTATGGAAGAGGTTAGGATGGTTGTATGAAATTTTCTTGGAGAAGATTCAGAAGGAGATAGGTGAAGCAGAATATACTAAAGGTCTTGGACTACCTGGTTTTCACATCTATGAGTTTGAGGATGCACCTAACGAAAGGAAGCATCATAGATGTCTTCACTATGATGCACAGTGGTGGTATGGTAAACAGTTCTTCAAAGAAAATTTTAATGAGATAGACTTCAGAAATCAATTGAGTTTTACATTTAGTATCAAGTTACCACATAACGGTGCTGCTATAGCATTGTGGAACTTACCTTACAAGTACCATAGAAAAGCAAATGATATCAAGTATATGATATACCGAGATATTATAGGTAGGTATGAGAACGTAGAATACGTTGAAGAAATAAAGAAGAACACCACACTGGAAGAACCATGGAAGTTTAAATTGTTTGATGATGATTGTGGAGATCTAGAAAAGTATATACCTATTGTTATTCCACACATAGAAGGATACTCTTTCTGGTATTCTGGTATGATTATGCATCAAATGATATTGGGAGATAGATTCAAGAAGGGTGACTATAGGATTACATTTCAAGGACATGGGTTAAAATGTGATGGTAAGTGGAGACTTTGGTGGTGAGTAGGACTTGGTTTGATAAATTCTGGACATATGAAGAGATCTGTCCCCACTTAAAGTATCTCTTAGAGGATCTTGATGAGATAAGACAGGAGTTCTTTGACAATAAAGACAAACTTATATGGAGACCATGGAACTATGGTCTGAAGAGATACCAGAAGGACTGGATGTATAAAGCATACGAAGGTTGGGAGGTTGCAGGTCTATTTGCAGAGGAAGATCCAACTCTTGACTGGGGTAACTTGGGGTATCTTAGTGAGAATAAGATGGATAGTTCATCCCAAAAGTATAAGTGTACAGGTACAGATGACAATATACTAGACAGAATTGAGGATGGTATAGGATATACGAAGAACTCTCTGGTACTACCTAAGTTGACTAAGTATTTACGTGATGCAGGTATCACTAGGAGAGCAGGTATCAGTGTAACTGACCCCACTAGTGGCATAGACTGGCATGTGGATAGAGACCCAGAGGATGATAAGACTATGTTGATCAGAGGGTTGATCGGTTTGGATGTGCGAATCAAGTTTGATGAAGAGTGTTACATCGGTATCGGAACCCCTAAGCATGAAGATAAACATGACATCAGGACAGGAGTTGACCTGTTTTTCTACAACAGAGTACCTCATCATGTGGTGAATCGACTAGAGCATCCACGATACTGTATCCTGATAGACATTCCTGTGGATAAAGATACACTTCGTAATAAATAATATTCATGGCCGAGAATATTAACACAGCAATAATTGAACGACTGGAGAAGGTCGTTGAGTCCCTACAGGATAACTCTGTAAAGATGGGTCAACTTCTTGCTGTGCATAATGAGAAGTTAGAAAAGCAAGATAGAATAGATGGTGTATTGTTTGAGAAGATAGAGAGTGTTCATAGAGAAGTAAACAGACAAGCATTAGACATTAAGAAAGGTTGTGAAAGAGACATTAGAAAAGTCGATGACCGTCTCAGACTCATGGAAAAGAAAATGTGGAGCATATTTGGTGCTCTTGCTGTTATTTCTTTCCTCGTGTCTCCAGTCGGACAGAAAGTAATCAAGCCCCTGTTGACGAACGGGCAAGCATCTGCTAGAGTGGTACCACTACAAGAACCACCCGTTGAGTTATCTCGATACAAAGTATCTTAATCTAGCGTCTGCAACACTGCAGAAGTACAAGAGGCTGAAGCCTGGTGTCTGGACATTCAGGTGTCCTTACTGTGGGGACTCAAAAAAACATAAGAATAAGACCAGAGGATATATCTTCTCGGTCAAGGGGGATCACGTGTTCAAGTGTCACAACTGTGGCATCACGAGATCCTTTTCTAATTTCTTGAAAGACAATGCTCCTCATGTATATGATGAGTATGTAATGGAGAGATATAAGGAAGGAACCATAGGAGGGAACGTTCCGAAACCAGATCTGACACAGTTTATACACAAACCAAAGTTTAATAAACGAACCGTAAATCTTGAACCTCTTTCCTCGCTAAATAAATCACATCCTGCAAAACAATATGCACTTGGGAGGGGCTTA